GGATGTTGATGTCGAATCGCTCCGTGCCACGGATGGCCAGCTGATCCTCGGCGAACTTGTATTCAGTCGAGAGGGCCAAGCTCAGGAGACGGCGATCGCCGAACGTGGAGCCGAGCCGGAAGTTGCCAAGCAGCGCACAGATCTGCGAGTTGGCCTCGGTCGTCGGCATCACCTGGCTGAGGACGACAGGATAGCCGAGGAAGCGCGGAACACCACCATCAGCGATGTTCACGACGGTATTACCACCCGCCGCAGTCTGAAGCTTGTGGGCGACGGTGTCGAAGAAGGTCGCGCTCATAATCCACTGCGCACCGTTGCGAGCGTAGAGCGGGAGCCGACCCAGAACGCCGTGGAAGTCGCTGAGAATGATCTCGCTGTAAGCGTTGCCGGTCGCGACCTGGAGTCCTTTGATGTTGGCAATCGTGGCGTCAACGTCGCGGAGCTTCTGGCGCACGCCGGTCATTCCGCCGTAGGTCGAGGTTCCATCACCGTTGAAGTAGCACTCGTCTTCCTTCTGGCTGAACGCGTAGGCGATTTCACCGGCAAGGTCGTCGCCGATCGAAATCATTGCATCCTCGTTCAGCTCCGAACTCCACAGCGTGAGCGCGGCCAGCTTCTTGGCTACGAGATTAATCTGATCCCACGTTTTATTTGAGTCGGTGATCGTCGCAGCCTCGCCGACGAAATAGGCGGTCAGGCCACCGACACGGCGCGGGATGGTCAGCGTGTCCGACGACATCGGGACGACACGAGCCACGCGACGGGCGACGCCGTACTCCTCGCGGAGATCGATGATATCGGTCGAGAACTCGGGCGGAACCAGATAGCCGCCGAGATAGTTCGTCCCCTCTGACAGGGCCTTGCTCTGGATGCCGTTATCAGCGCACCACTTCTGGCTGGCCTGGTCGCCGACGATGGTACCCTTGAACCACTTCCCAAAGCGATAAGCACGCTCATCAGCCGACTTGCCGCCGACCGTACCCTTGAAGTTCTTTACCTTCGACACCCGCGCAAACTCGATGGCCGGGGTGGGGATAGCGTTGTCACTCTTGACGGTGGTGGCACCGCCGCTGTGGGTGTAGGTGATAGCAGTGCTGCGCATCGCCTCAACCTCCTCAAGCTGTTTGATTTCGGCATCAAGGGCCGCGATCTGCTCATTCCTGGACTTGATCTCAGCAAGCTGCTCAGCCGGAATGGCCGCGACATCGCTGTGCTTTTCGAAAACCGCTCTCTGCTCACTCTTGAGCCTGTCAGCGGCAAGAATCTTCTCTTGCAGTTTCGTCATAGGTTCCTTTCAGATTAGGCAGCTCCAAGCCGCCGTGCTTCGAGTTTGAGAAATTCGGCATAAAGGGTCTTGGCGTACTCCATATCAGGCTTGTTCGGACTCTCGTCCTCGTCCTCGGGTTCGCCGTTATCCATCCCCAGATCGCCAGCCATTTTCCGCAGACGTCCGCAAGCCTTCTCCAGCTCGTCGGCCATCTCCGCGCAGGCCTTGCCATGCTCAGGATTACCCTTTCGCCCCTGTGAAAGGCGCAGATCTGTGATCTCTTTGATTCGCGCCTCAAGTCCCTCAACCGCAGTAAGCACGGTGCGGGAGTGATCAAGGAGAGTCAAACCAGTAAGCTGTTTTGCGTCCATGATGATTGCCTTATCGTTTGCCGGTACGGTGACCGGGGAGTATTCGTACAGTTTGAGCTTCTTCAAGAGATAGACGACGTCTCTGTCCATCTCATCGAACGTGGCCAAGATCGACATCTGCTTTTCCACCGGTAGGCCATAAGCGGCCACCGTTCGGGCCAAGCCAGCGCGATCCACGGCCTCATAATCTTGCACCTGATATCCGATAGACAGCCGCTTGACGACGCCATCGCGGATCAAGGTCATCGCGTCGAGCCCCTTGCTGGTGCGCGAGATCCGCGAGCGAGTGAGCAGTCCATAACCGTCTTCTTTCGCGTCGAGCGGTACGCCAATTGGAGTCATCCAATCGTGTTGCCAGCACACCACACCCTCGGACAGAAATCGCGGGATATCCGCAGCGAATGCGCCAGGCAAAATCATATCGCCGACGTTATCAATGTTCAGGATTCCGGCAGCGTAGCCGGTAAACTCCCCGGCATACTGGCCACCGTCGGCCATTTCAGCCTGCTTCACCTCAAACGTCAGAGTCTTTCGTTGGATCTCGTTAAATCTGCTCATTTTTCCTCGTCGATAGCCTCAAACCGTTTGACTAGTTTCCGGCTCCAAGCAAAGCCAGCGTCACCGCCCCACAACGCCCACGCAATCCGCCCGTTCGACGGGTAACCGTCTTCACCCGGCGAGAAGCCCTCACCCTGCTTGTCCACCTCGTGGCGCGAGAAGAAGCTGAACATCCGCTTGACCGTGCTGGGCGACAATTCCCGCCCGTTCACAATGTCACGCGCTCGGGCCACACCAACCATCGTGCCGCCCCGCCCGTGTTCTTTGCGCCAGTCGAGCCCCTTCCGCGCCTCGCTTTTCATTCCATCAGTTGGCGTCATATCAATCTCGACGCCACGGTATTTGCCCTTGAGGCCAAGCGATTTAAAGTCCTGCGCGACTACCGGGATATGCAGGCATCGGCAATTTGCCCCGCCGTCACAGTCTGGATTCGGCACGTCGGGGATTTCTCCAAGCTGGCCACCCATCCCATCAGCCTCGCCGCAGGGATTGCACGTGCTGGCATCCAGCACAGCCGAATAAACCAGATATTCGATCTCGTCCGATCGCTCTTCAATCTCAGCGTCCCGGCCCTGACCCAAGGCCCAGTTGGTGGCCCCCGCTGCCGCTCTGGTGACGTAGGCGGTCGACCCCTCATCCAGAGCCGTGGTCACGGTCTGTCGCACGTCCTGACCCAGCAGAACGGCACGAATGGCCGCTCCTGTACCACGCGCTTGCACGTCGTTTGCAATCTGGCTCACAAGCGCACCGGCAATCGTGGAGATGCTGCGCTGATCCACGGTCGCGGTCGGGTCACCTTCGCCGCCTCCCTGATTGCGCAGCTCCTCTACGATCAGCCGCGCTCCCCGCAGGAAGATGGCCGACAACGCCGCCACAAGGGCAACACGGTCGGCCTCGGTGGGGGAGACAGTCGCAGCGTAATACTCGTCTTCAGACAGATCGGACAGCTCATCGACGATCTGCGAGACATACTTGGAGCGCAGAGCGGTCAATCGCCCTTCCATCGAAACCTTGCCTGCCTGATACTCTGCGTCAATCTGCTTGATCATCCGCGCTTCAAGCTCGGTCGGCTGGCGTCGGAGTATCATTCCATCCCATTCGACGGATTTGAAACGGGGGAGAGCAGACCCGGAGGAACTTTTCGCCTGCTCTCCCTCAGCCGGCCCAGGTGGTAGCGAGTCACCTTGCTGCGGCTGAACTGGTGCCACCGGTGCCGGTGGGTTCTCGATATTGTCCATCGCCTTTGCGGGGAGCGTTGGCGTCGCGCTGTTCGGCTGGAGGTAGTAATCACCCGCCGGATCTGGATCATACCCAAATTGAGCGCGGGTTTCGTTGAGCGTCGCGACTCCGGCCTGCCACGCAGCGATTGCGCGGGTTTCCTTCTCAGTCTGATTCTCCTGAAGTGCGCGAATCTCCGACGTATCGAAGTAGACCTTGATGCGCTGGGCCTCGGCGTCACGCTGGAAGTCGGGCAGCAGCTGGCCGGTAAGCGTGACTTGGAACTGCTCCCAGCTCGGGATCAAGCACTCTTCGAATGCGCTCTTCTTCAGGTTGGCCAGGTTGTTGTAGGTTGAGGAGTCCAGACCCGCACTCAGCCCCGCAACGATTGCAGGCACACCCATAGCCCCGGCAATCCGCGACTCGGCGAGATTGGTGATCGAGCCAAAGTCCATTGTCTTCGGGTCATAGCCCAGCGTCGTGACGTTGGCTTGAAAGTCGAGAATGAGCGGCTCACCGCGATTATCCCCGCCAAACTTCCTTTTCCAAACCTGCTTGATCTGCTCCGCCTTCTCGACCGTCATCCCGATCGATTCTTGCGGCGAAACGATTACGCCGGGGATAGCCATATTGCGGCACAGCGCAGCCACCCAGAGACTTACTTCAGTGTCCGTAAATACTTGCAGCAACGCCGCCTTGAGCGGGGCGAGTCCATAGCGTGGATTCGCGGGGTTCAACCCATTTCTGAAGTGAATTACATTCTCGACCGGGATTCGCTCAATCGTGCCATTGATGCGCCGTTCGTAATAGTCGATGAACGCGCTGCCATCCTCCGGCCAGTGCGGCTTGATGCCCCAGTGGGGTTCGTACCAGACTTCGGTGGGTACACCGAACCCTCGGGCATTACGCGCCTTGATCCAGTATGCGTTGCCGTCCAAGTGATACGAGAGCAGCGTGGCGGCCCAGAGCTGCGCCGCGCCGTAACCCGCATTCGGGCGATACATCAGCCGGGTCAGCGGGTGGTCAACCAGCTCGGTCTTTTCACCCTCACGATTCTTTTGATAAACCCCAAGCTCGGCCTGAGTGAAGTTGCGCTGAATCCACGCCAGCACGTTGACCACTGCGGAGTCGCCAAGCGGGTCTGTGTTCTCGTATGGGAAGGTTCTGGGAGCCAGACTCAGAAACGAGCCTGCCCGATGCGTCAGGTTTGACGGGAATCGGAAGGCGGTGGATGCTGCTTTGAATCTGTCTAGTATGCCCATACAAGTAAACGGTTAAACCATTTCCATTAAAAACTTTTTCAGT